AACACCCGTCCAGCCAAGAAGAACAACAAAATCTCCTGGTTGCCAGCCGCCGAATGTTTTATCAATAACATTGATACCGCTTGGCACTCCTTGCAATTCATCATTCCCACGCAAAGACCGCTCTCTTAAACTATCTGCCCTATCTTTCCACTCCCCAGCAAGATCGGTATCTTTCAAACTGCTAGAAAACTTATAGAGCTTAGAAGTTTCTTCCATCAGAAATGATAATGATTCTTTAGGACCAAGATCGCCCAGTATGGCATGAGCCTTAGAAACAATCATCCGAGTCTGGTATGACAACGACTCTCTCTTTGCCTCATCAAGATAATACTTAAGAGGTTCAGGAGTCGATACAAAATCAAAATCTGGGTGGTGATGCTTTACAGTATCTTTAGACGGAACCTTTTTGTGCTCGTCATAGTGACTGATTATAAAATTCCAAATATCCTTGTATTCAACAAAAACATTCTCTGCGCCAGCATTGACCGACTCAACATAACCATCGTTGTCAATAATGCAGTTAAGTAACCTAATCTCATAGTTCATTCAGATTCCATTCTCTTTCTTGTTTGCTCCACTATAGCCTTGAAATTGTCAACTGCCTTAGATTCAAATTTTGATTTATCAACATAAGACTTGGATTCTATTGCAAAATCAAATATCAAAAACGGCCCTGTCTTTGATTTAATAAATAAATCAACTGCTGTGAATAAATCATTCTTGCTATAAAATTCAGCAAGAGCGTCTGCAACAGCTTCTTGCCTTGGGGAATCCGGAATAAATAGCTTATTTAATTTCCTGCATGATTCTTTGAAGTGTTTTATTAGTTCTTGACCAGTTACTTCCATTAGCCTTCTTCGCCTCCTTCCATGTAAGGATTAAAAAATCATATTCTGATATGCCTGCATTGACACCAACATATGGTTCATTCTGCCATGCATTTAAAAAACATTGCTGCCTAACTTTACATTTCGAACAGCCGTGCTTGGCATATCGTATGTTTTCAATATCATACGATAGCCAAGCAGCAGGGTTGTCATCATTTGCACAAACTGCTAAATTCAGCCAATCACTTAGGGCTTTCATTATCTAATTCCTGCAGCTTTGCTTCAATTTGAGCATCAATAGATTCCCAAACTTTTGCCCAAGCCGCTGGGTCATTAGGGTCTGATGCCTGCGTTCGTGCGCCAGCATCTAGCCTCAACGATTCGTAATTACCAAGATTCTTAGTAATGCCGAGTGATGCCCAAATTTCTGTACCTTTTTCATTTTCTTTTGACATAATATCCTCACTTGTGAAGTTTGACTTTTTGCTCTATTAACTTTATCTTATTACCAACCATATCACCACTTTGAGTGACAGGGCGACCTTGTGTGCGCTGATTGAAGAATTCTACCATTTCATAGATTTCACTTTCATCATAATATCTCCAGTCAGAATATCCTTTGTATTCATCACCAAACTTACTGGCTGATGGAATCAAATTCTTTCTTTCATACTTACGGAGTGTATCAGGCCTTCTTTCAACAATCTTAGCAACCTCACCAACAGTATACAGCCGAACAATTAAAATTTCTGATTGCTCATAAGGTATTACAATAATTTCTTTATCAGAAAGTCTTTCTACAAAGATTTTATTCTTTACCTTAGAAATCTTTTTTATTTTTACAATTGACCCGGCATATCTGTAAAATTTATTTACTTGTGGTTTCTTGGATATCATGTCTTGCCTCTATTGTTTTGAACCCTAAATATTTTAGAATTTTATTAAGCTTTTTTACTTCAACATCAACAGAGCATGAACATCTTATACAGGTCAAGTCAATATAATTTTTTTGAAATGCATAATATTGATGACCAGAAAACATCCTGCCCCCGCAATTTCTGCAGTATATACCAGTCGCTTTAGTCATGTTAATTCAACCAGCAGTTATACTCTGCAGTAACAATACCCTTCTCAGGATGAACGAAGTAGAGTGATTGCGATGGACGACCAGCCGCCGCCAAAACTTCTGCAGCGTATGTATTCACCGACTCAGGGCTACCAGATATTCTTAACTGAACGGTATTAAATGTCATCTTTGTTGGAGTATGGAAGTGTCCAATGAAAATATCATCAAAGTCCTCATTCAAAGCACCGATCTTCCAGCCATATGCTTTCTTCTGAAAAGAATGAAACGCCGAAAGGCTACCGAACTGATCGCCATGACAAAGCATTGCTTTATAATTTCCAATCTTGTCAATAGCATACCAATGTCGTTCACCACGACCGTCTGGAATCTTAAACTCAATCCGCTTTTCTTTTTCAAACATAAGCTGAGTGATACGGTAGAGCATTCTGTCACCATTGGTTTCAGGATCGTGATCTCTGCGGGCACGACCACCAATAGAACCATGATTACCAATCACTCCAACAAATGTTACTTTTTCAAAGTTCTCCAACATTTTGTTAATAAAGTTTTTCATAATCCGTGGTCCATCAACAGTGATCTGTCTATACAAACCGCCATCAACCAAGAAAGATTGACCTGGGAATATCAACTCACCTTCAATGATGTCACCAAGAGCCCAGATTCTCAATTCCTTAACTGGGTGATCTTTTCTTTGGATCTCAGTAAGCTGAATCACTTTCTCTGCAAAAAGGTTGATGCGCTCTTCGCAAACCTGAGAATTATAATCAGGAGTTACCTTAGCCAACTGCCAGTCAGCAAGAACTGCAACAGCTACCTCTTCACCTTTTGAAGCTCTTTCAAACTTAGGTTTATTAACCGGAACATATTTAACCGATTCGATATCTTCTTTAACAGCGCGGTAGATAGCTCCAGCAAGGTCATCACTCTTTGTTTTAATCTTATTGTACTCAGACAATAATTTATTGTAAGAAAGACGCAACTCACTTTCATTTGAAGGGATATCACCAGTGATAGGGTCTGGGAGTGTTTCAAACAAACCATTATCCCTTCTATATTTACATAAACCATTGACATCAATTGATTGACGACATAGCTTATCGGCGTATTTATGGTTAGCCGTTTGCGGCTCAAACTCTAAATTACAACCTTCTCCTGCACAAACTTTCATAAGGACTCCTTTGGGTTCTGTACATCTTATCATAAGGATAAGCAGAAAGTTGCTACGGGAGTCTTTTTTTAATTGTTACAGGATTAACAGCATTTTTCTTTCTTGTATGAGGTTTAACTTTGTTAGCCGTTTCTCTCATTTTAGCCCGATGCTGAGCCGATATCTTATTGCCTTCCTTATGCAGGGCACTATGTTCTTGCGGAGTACAAAGAAACAAGTTAGACAATCTATTATCTACCTTTATTTCATTAATATGGTGAACAGTCTCCCATGCTTGGAGATATCTATTCAAATATTCTTCCATAACCAGCCGATGCTCGTAAGCATAGCCTCTAATGTTTTTAGGGTGCTCAGGCTTCAATACACGAACATAACCCTTGTCATCGATATACTTTCCGCCATTGTAATTAGGACTATCTTCACCAGAAGCAAATTTCGTTGTCCACTCAATATCTTTTCTTTGAGAGGCAAGCCTTACTTCTTTCAATTAAGCAATTCCACCCGCATCTTCAACATACAATTGAAGAACATAAGAACCGGATGAAGCGGGAACAAAATAACCTGGCGCACCAGATGTGCTTGCACCCTGCTCTCTCTTAACCGCAGCAAAAAATGATTCATTTATAAAACCAGAAGCGTTTGATTGCAGGACAGTAGAAATTGTTCCTGATCCAAAAAAATTATCGTAAGCATCATTTCTTAAAGTTATAGTATTGCTATTTGCCGAATCAACAAATATACCCGCCGGAGGGGTGAAGGTTGCCTCACATAGTTTAGAGTTTGCACCACCATGAGTACCGCTGTGCAAACTAACAAAGTAACGAGAGTCCTCAGCACCTTTTGCAGTTAGAACAAAGCCAGTGAAATTAAGAACTACTTTATAAAAACGGCTAGCATCGACACTAACTCTATTATCAGGACCACCAGTACCAGAATCATTTTTTAATGAGATAATTTCTGTAGTCGTTGCGAAAGCTGTGATAGTAGCGCTATTTGAAGTAACGCTTTTAATTTTCTTGATACCCTGTGGGGAATCCTCAGTAGCTTCCTTAACCTGCTGGGTGTTAGTTGACATTTGTTGCAATCTATCGCCAGTGATAGGTGTTCCATCAGTCCAGGAAACTTGTGAATAGTTCTCGTAAGCCATTTATCTATTATACCTCATTTAACCTTCTAGTTCAGCAATCCTTGCTTCTAGTTGATCAACCTTTGCCGACAAATCTTTTATTCCCTGAATAGCTAATGCAATAAAGTCATTCGGCTTCCAGTAATGAGCATCCAGTTCATCATTTTTTATTGAATACTCAAGATATTCAGGTGATATCTCAGCAACCTCTTCAACAACGAAACCCATTGTTTTATGATTTGGTTTAATTTCCCTGTGAAAGAGATCATCTGGATCGTTATCTTGAGGCTTCCAATTAAAGATCCTTGGCCTTAATGCTGCTATTTTATTTAAAGAATCACTTATATCTTCAATATTAGTTTTCAAATCTCTTCTTGATGATTGAACCAATATGTACCCATCGGATCTTCTAATAATTGTTGACCCAGAGCCTGTCACACCTCCAGTCGTTACAAAATACCGAGCCCTTACTGATGCATCAGCACTCCTGATCGGGATAGAGCCGCCGTCATCTTCATCATTATTAGCAGCATAGCCGTCAAGAAGGCTAGCTCCGCCTGAGGCGGAGAGCACTGTTCCGTAAAGATTACTTGATATTCCAGACCCAGTAATAGTCAATGCTCTGCCAATACTATCTACAACATAATAAGATGCTCCGTTCATAACTTGAGACGAGCCAAAGCTACCATTCTGAAGAGTGATGCTACCGTCAGAATTCATAGCAGCAAATGTCCCAATAGCGCTTTGAGCAATAATTACTGTGTCCCCAGCGTCATTAATAAGACTAATTTTGCCATCTGAGGATATAATATTACCCCCACTGATATCCCAGTTGCCAATACCACCAGCAGTGGCGTATATTGTCCCAGTGATGCTTGCATTATTAGCCGTTAGGTTTCCAGACGCATCAACGCTAAAATTACCGCTTGATGTTATGATTGCACCATTGGCATAAAGTGCAAAAGTATTAGCAGTTAGATTCCCGTTTGCGTCGATATCAACACCAGGTGTAGAAACAGATGATGCAACCAACGACCCTCGAATAAATGTTGTATCAAATACAGCTTGACCATGACCCGAGACAGCCCAGCCAACAGTTCCTGCGCTAGTAATAGCGCCATTGGCTGCAATATTGCCATCAAAATTATTACTTCTAATAATATTATTGACAAGAACAAGATTTGCAGCCAACTCATTTGCGGTAATGGCGTTCGCAGCAATTTCATTTGCAGTGATCGTGTTTGCTAAAATCTCATTCGCAGTAATTGCATTTGCTGCTATAAGTTCAGTCGTTAAAGATCGAGATATGATATGAGCAGAACCGTTAACAATACCCGGCTGAAGAACTAATCCCGCCGGATTTAAAATTGATTGGTTGACAGTGTTTATAATAAAATCTTTAAAGCTATTGTAATTACGATCTTGCGAAGCCTGTCTATCAGGATCACCCAATAAGCCCCAAGAAAAATCAAACAAAGAATACTTAGAAGTATCAATAAAGCTTGAATTCTCCCCATCATGAGAATGCCCACCACGACCAGAATAGAAGAATATTGTATTTTCACTAACCATTAAGAAACTTTCCTCAACACCAAGTTCTGTGTAACATTATCAGCTATCGACATATTATAAGATATAACCCAATAATCAGTGTTGGTGATATCAAGAGCCGATAAAGTTGTTATTCTAATTCTATCACCTAGTTGAATCTTGGGCATGGTCGTAATACTAATATTTATAATAGGCACTGGTGTTTGTGTTTTATCAATAATAAAATCAGCCAATTTTTTTGCATGTACTGCATCAGTAATAAAAGGACTTTGGACAGTCAAATCTTTAATCCCATATTTTTTGATACTGTCATTCGTAGAAGCAGATTGCTCCTTAACCTGAACATTCTGTTCTGTTATAGAAACTGCGGTGCCAACAATCGATGTTGCATAGGGGTACTGGGTTATAGGGTCTGTTCCTTGTATAATAGCAATTTCACCAACAATTGAGTTTTCTGTTGCTGAGAGGATCAACTCAGCCCCATATGCATACGGCAAAAACTTTGTTATTTCAATCTTGTCCGGCTCTTCAAATATTATTTGAGTTACGAAAGGGCTTCTAATATTATACGCTGGGGCTTTATCAAACTTGATATCATAATACCTTGACTCCTTAACTTTACTGGAAGTTAAGTGAGCTGCCGCTGTTGTTTGAAATTGACCACGCTCTAGTCCGTTAAAAGACACTGCTGTTTTTGATATATATTTTACAATTTCATTCCCAATTTTAAGATATCCTGTATCTGAGAACACTGGATTTTTTGTGCTTGATACATAAGCAACATTTGAACTGGATGTCATATTGGCAGTAAGTTCAGTAGTGCCCAGTGAAGACCCCTCAGGGGCCACCCAGAGGCTCTGTGCTGTTCCAGAAGATGTTTGCACTGATGCAATAGGTATTACGACTTTATTACACTGTAGAGCGACATTGTAAGAAGCATTTATAATATTTGTTGAATCACTGAATGAAGTTTGCACATTAGCATGCTGGGCAATAGAAGGTTCGAAGAAGCGGTAAAAATGCTCATACTTAGCCTTATCGTTTTCATCCACATACACCCGGCCCATATCAGCAAATGTTATATTATTTATAACTTCCTGAATTGAGTTATCATTGCCATATAGAAAAGCAAACTCTGTCAATGGCTGCATCGCTGATTCTGTATACCGATCAGACATTTGACTACTCGTCAAACATTTATTATATACAGCAAATTCATCAATATAAAAACTTCTAACACTTGGTGGAGGCACTTCTGCCCCGGCAGAATACGATGCCGCCCTACCCCCAATCGCAATATCTTTTGAAGTCCATGCAACAGGAACACCCTCAACAGGTTCAGTATCTTTTAAATCACCATTTACATAATACTTTAACGAACTTCCATCATATGAAACAGCTAAATGATGAAATGAACTATTTGATAAAGCAACATTAGAGGAAACAGTTTCCGTTGTCACTGTTGAGTTTGCTAAAGTTTTTATTTTAAAACCATGAGAACTGGAGTTATTAAAGAATTCAAATCCAGCTGTTGGTGATGAATTATTCCAATTACTTACATACTCTCCATCGCCAGAAAAGAACCCATAGGGGCTGGCGGTTCCTGTAACAGTTATCATGCCCTGCATAGACGAATGGAATTGGCAAGCATAGTAAAGAGTGTTTGGAGCATCAGCAGGAACTACAAATGTGATAGTTCCATCATCGTCTCCATTATTTGTAACGCCAGAAGTAACAACATTTGCTGGATTATGAGCACCAGGGGATGTTTGAATCCAGAATGGATGACCAGACGCATTAACCTGAAATGTGTAAGTACCCCCACGAACCACGGAAATTGTCCCATTAGAAACTCCGTTTATTAAATAATTACCAGAACCGTTATTCGTAACAGTAATTGATTCTGCAACAATACTCCCTGGAATATGGAATTTGGCGAGTAGCTCTATTGTCCATTCATTATTATATAAATAACTATTAGAGTTTACGACATCAAAGCTTTCATGATACGGAATTCTAACATAAGCATTGGATTCTAACAATATTGATTTATTATTTATATCAGAAACCAAGCCAGTTGGTTGATTCAACTTTGGCAGACTTATGTATACAGCATTGTTTCTATGATTGTAAGCATCAGCTACAGCAATATTCGATGATGGGTTTTTTGAACCAACAGCATCCAGTCCAACAATCGTTGTGCACTCTGAAGCGTTAACAAGAACATCCGAACCCCCGCTCAAAGCCTTGTACAGCCACAATTTAAAAGAAGCAGCGCCTGAATTATTAAAAGAATGATAAAACTCTATTCTTATCTTTCGTGGAACACCTGCTGTCAAATTAACAGTACTTGATTGATACCTAGTTGACACAGTGGTTAATTTATACTTGTTCAAAATAAGAACATCATCTAGATAAATCTTGACCCCACCATAAGCAATAACCGCAACTAAACTTTGCAGACCAGAGTCTGTCGGTATATAGTAACCATCGAAAACTCCATTATAATAATCACTGTAAACTTTAGAGTCTGTACCGGTGAACTGGAAATCACTAATCTGTAAGGCGTATGTATTTGAATCAGAAATATCTTTAGACAAAACAACTTTAGATGGGGATATAAATTTCTTTTCACCAAGAGCTTTATCCAATGGTGACAATTCTTTGTCTATAGCGTCAGCAACAATGTCTTTTACAGAA